GGCTCCCATGTGTAATCCGGCGAAGAGATCGGATTGCCAGATTGATCGCTGAGTTGCGGATTAGTCAGGAGTCGGCGGTAGATGCGCTGAGTGCCAGTGGTCGTTGCGTCCGCTAGCGCAAGGTCTCCTGATGGCGAGACGCTCAAATCGCTGCCGTAATAGTGCGAAACATCGATGGTCATTGCGTGCGCCCATAAAAAAACCCGCCGAAGCGGGTTCTGTTGGTTTGAGCGTTTAGCCGCCCAGTGTGGTCGAGGTCATATGACTCGGGCCCATTTGCTGGGTCGGTACATTGGTTTGATTGCCCGTGCCATTACTCAGATGCGTGTGTCCATTAAACAGCGACTCGAACGCCGAGGTGATAAATGCCATCAGGGTTTGGCCGGATGCACCCAATGTGATTGCCGGTGCGGTAATGGCCGCAGAAACAGCCGCGACAATTGAGGCGGCCTTTGCCGATATGGTTGCGTTACCGGTGATGGTTGCCGTCATGTTCCCGGCTACGATCGCGTTCAGATTGCCCGCGGTGCTGACGTCAATATCACCGTTGGTCACCAGCTTCAAAAATGAACCGGTGGAGTGAACCGCCCAGATCTCGCCGGACGGAACGGCAATCGCCTGCTGCGTGGTCGAGAAAATGCGCCCAACGATGGTGCCGGACGATGCGTCGCCAAGTTCGAATACCACCAGAACCTGGTCGCCAATCTGAGGCCCGACAGCAACGCCCCATCCGTTACCAATGCCAATGGCGCCAAGCGGCATCCAGTTGGACTCTTCCCCCTCGGGCTGAATCAGCACTTTTACGGCATGGTTTGATGCGTCATAGCTGCTGATCGTGGCGATTTCTGGCCACGCCATGTCACTCATCGCCGCGCGCGCCTGCTGCCGCATGGCGTTTGCCATGAGATCACTGCCCTTGCTCATAGCATGATCTCCGAGTCTGGCGCGTGGCTCTTGGCAGATATGGTCATGTCGTATCCATCCTCCACGCTCAATGTGCGGCTGATTGAATCTGGATAATAAAGCTGGTCAAACGCGGTTCCGGTTCCGCTCACCCTGATGATTGACGTGGTATCTAGGCTGTTATCCCCCGGCATGGTTCCGTCCATGATGAGCTCGTGCGCAATCAGCTGCCGATACCAATTCTGGGCATGCTGCAGCGCTTGATCTTGCGTGAGGTTCGGGATGCGCTTCGAGTAGATCTGCGCGCCAGCGCCAACAGACGATTGGCCAACCTTGATGGTTTTGACATTGGAAGGGTACGTGACGGTAAAGCCCTTGCCTTGCCGTTTATTCCACGAGCGAATCTGCACCTGAATGCCGCGGGACACCGTCAAGGCCCGCTTGAATTTCATGCGTTCGAAATTGGCGCTTGGAACCCCGCCCACAGGCGACTGCTGATAAATCAGGTCGTACGGCGCAATTTTCCCCGGGTCTGGCGCCGGCTGGAAATACAGCGTTTGCCCACGCACCCAGACGTTGAAGCCTTCGCTATCCGCCAGATAGGTCAAGATGTCCCATTCTGACTGCGACTTAGCCATTTGGACGTGATCTATCTGGTAAAACTTCCCGACTTTGGCCGTTGTCTTGGTAACCGACGGTGTTAACCCATGTTTTTTTGCGAGCGCCGTAGCAATCTGGCTAGCCGTCTGATTTGGCCATTTCTGCGTTGTCTTCGTGTCCACAAAAACACGAGTTAAATCCCGTCCAGTCACGGAAAATGTCTTATTTGCAAGATCTACGTCTTCGATATCGTCCACTTGGCCGTAGATCCAACTTTGCAGCTCAGCCGGGGTGTAAAACGACGGGTTGTCCGGGAACCCGATGAACAACTCGACAAACATGTCTTCCTGCTCGCTAAACCACGCCAAATTCCGATCCGGCGGAAGCCCTTTTATCGCGAACGTAACGCGAAAGGTATCGACCGAGTAATACCCGACGTTTTCCACCTCAAGCTCGACCCAGCCTGGGATAATCTCGCCATTGATCTTCACGGCGCCGCGAGGTCGGCGCGCGGTCGGAGTGAGAAATGCAGTCATGGGAAACCTATGAGGTGAGTACTCCGCCACTGGAGTTGTTGTACGGCGGGATGGTCAGCACGGTAATGCCAGCGAGTGTCGGATCGGTCAGGCCATTGGCCTGCGCAATCAATACCCATGCCGTTGGGTCGCCATATTGCTTCGCGGCGACGTCATACAGGTTCCCGCCGCCTACGGTGATCGTGCGTTCGCTTGAGTTGGCCTGGTTAAGGTTCTGAATGACGCGCCCGAACAGCCCTTGTAATTGCACGAGGCCGGTTTGCTGATTGTTTGCAGCTAACTGAGCCTCGAATGCGGCCAGGTTCGCCGCTGGAGACGTAGACGGCATAATGCCACCAGGTGTGCTCACGCTAGACAGCGTCGTATCCGTTGTGGCCGACAACAGATCGACAGCCGTCAACGCGGCGCTGGCCGCTTGGATGATCGGAGCGACGTCGCTATACGATGCGTTGTCGAACGACGCCACGGCAGCGACTTGGGCGGCAAAGTTGGTAACCGTATTTGAGATAATCGCGCTGTTTACCGCTGCAGCGAGGCTGACAATGCTATTGACGTCGGCGGTGATGACCGCTGTGATGTCGGAAAATGGGTTGATCGACACCGGCGCAGTAAGGTCGTCCAGCACCTCGAGCGTGATTTTGTACGGGATGTGCCCAAGCTGATAATCCGGCTCAAACTTGCTGATCAGCACCATCAGCAGAATCTGGTCGTAGGACAGCAGTAGCGGCAGTCCTGAATCCTTCATGCCCTGAATAACCAAAGCCCGGTCTAGCGCCGAGTCGAATAACGAGGGGAAGAACGTACCAGACCACTGCGGCGGATCAGGGTCTTTCCCCATCGCATCAATGACGCGGCCGCCGCCGATAAGCTTTTTGACGGACAGGAGCTGAGCGCCGCCAAAGTTGATGCTCTCTGGGATCTCCATATCCTGAAATATGAAGTCCCCCAGTACCAGGATGATTGGATCCATTAACGCACTCCGGGCATGGGCATCGCTAAGCCACCGTCTAGCCCACCACCAGATCTTGGGATGTTGGCCCAGCGCCCCTGATGAACCGAAACAGCTTGAGCCACCTTCTTGCCATCGATATTGACTGCCGTATGGAGGTGCACAGTTCCTGCGAGCGATTTAGGCACGAACGTGGTCTTCTTTGCGCCGCCTCCGAAGAAGTTTTCTACGCTACCCCACAGATTGCTGAAGAAATTGATAATCCAGGATCCAAACGCGACGAATCCGCTCTTAATCTGCGGCCAGATGGTGCTCCAGTTTTGATAGAGATATCTGACGCCCAGCGTGAGCGCGGTGACCGCGCCCAGGAATAGCGCAAACGGCAGGCTGATGCCGCCGATCAATAGACCAAGAAGCGCAAAGCCGCTACATGCGGCCGCAATCATGGTGATCAGACCGCCGGTGATGAGCACCCCGGACAAAATCAGGAAACCCTCGGCGATTTTTTTGACTGCGTCTGGGTTCGCTGACATCCACGAAATCATGGTTTGCATTTTGGCATTCAGCTTTGTCAGTGCCACCGTCGCCAACGGCAGGAGCGTGTACCCCAGCTCGGTCATGGCCGATACAAAGTTGGTCTTCGCGTTCATGTACTTCTGTTCGGCAGATTGGTTGGCGAACATCGACTGGATTGAATCCACGCCTCCATAGCCACTAAATGTCTGGCCAAGCATTTTGAGTTGAGATATCGCTTGCGGGCTAGACAGCAGAGAGGCAACACGAGAACCCTGCACGCCAAAGGCGTACTGAAAATTCTTCATTATGTCCTGGCGCGCTATGGCCTCAGGATGACTTGCGAACTCCCTTGAGACGTAATCACTCAAATGCCCCATCCACTTGAAGGTGTCAAACTTTCCGTCCGTGAAAATGGTCGAATGACCCTGTGGGTCGGTGAAACCCATGCGCTTCAGGGCTTCGCCACTCTTGCCAGCCAGCAACCCAGACCCAAATACCCCAGGGATAGTGCGAGACATGGCGGCAATCAGGTTCGTGCCGCCGCGGCTGCCGGCGAATCCCAAGCGATTAAGCAATGCGGTCATCAATACCATCTGCTCATCACCGATGCCCAGCGCGGTCTTGCCCATGCCCTGCGAGTATTTCAGCGCGTTACCAACTTCGTTTAGGCCGCCAGGCACGACGAACGATGCTTTGGTCAGAAGATCCAGATATTTACCAAGCGAAGCGGGGTCGTAGTGCTGCGCCGTGTGTGCCAGACGGATGGCATCGGTCACTGACTGGTTGTAATCCGTCCCCTTCATCAGGTACTGCACGTCGGCGAACTTCGCGTATTCTGGGAGCAGCTTTGTCACGTCCGGCGCAGCAAGCCCGGTACCGGTGGCGACCAACTTACCCATCTTGGCAACGTCGATATTGCTGAAAACGGTCTGAGACGCGACACCTTCAATCGCATGGCGCATGTCAACCATCTGACTGGTTGTGCCGCGCGCCGCGACCTGGATGCCAAGCATCTGCTTTTGCAGCTCGGCTGCGCGGTCGATGGCGAAGATAAAAGGGGCTGCGATCGCCGCACCAGCGCCGACAAGAGCGCCACCAACGGCCATCTGCTTGCCAATCTTGGTAAGTCTCCCTTGGAACTCTTCCGCGCTAACGTTCGCGCCCTGCAAGCCTTTGCTGATTAACAACAATCCATAGGTCACGCCGTTGATCAGCGATAACTTGATGGCGACAGAGTAGGCCTCAAATGCCATAATGATTTACCTATTCAGAGCACATTCACATGGCAAAAAAACCACGCGTGTTGCAATGGCGCGAAAATGAGATTGAAGATGTGCCGTTTGAAGAATTACCAGGGCGTCAGGCGTATGACAGAGCCCCGCGCCTACCAAAGCAAAAGCCTCGCGCAAAAATAAACATTGCCCAAGGAATGGCTCTATTTGGCGTGTCTTTTGCTGTGCTGATGTATGCCGGGGCGGCGCTTGCGCTTGTGCTGTTTATCTTTTATTCGGCGATATTTGGCTAATCTTGGCCTTTGCCAATTATTGGCGGGCGGACGCCTATAATCTCGGAAATCATGGCTTCAGCCACAATCCGTAAGATGCGATCCTTATTTCGATACCACGCAGGCCATAAAACAGGCCTTGGCGGCATTTTTGATGTGCCAAACTCGTGATAAATCAGGATCTTCCCTGCACCCTCTTCTTTTGCTCCGACCACAGCTTCTAGCCCGCTCACCTCGTGGGTGATGGCATCCCGCATATCCCCCGTCCTGAGTAGCGGAGCATCTAGCGGGAATCCCTTACGTGCTTTATCTGCCTCTGTCGAATCCGCAAGCTGCGCCCATGCTGGAGATATCCCAGCCTCACTTTGGTAATGCCCGATCTCTTCCTTGGCGGTATCTTCAATCACCAAACATGCTTCATCAAGCGCCAACTTTGCCGCGATCATTTGCCCGGCGGCCACCTTTGCGAGATGCAGCCCAAGCGCGCCCATGCTCGAAAACTCACGGCTCATGACCGCTCCTTAAAGCTCATGGTGCAAAAGTCGAACTCCTGCCCTTCCATCTCGCTAAAAATGATGCACCAGCCCGCGCGAGTGATATCGTCAAGCTGGAATGCCAGGTCAACCGGGATATGATTTTTCACAAGCCATAGCGCCTCGCGGATTGGGCCTGACTGGACTATTTTTTTAGTGCGTCTCGGTCGGCCTCCGGATTGGCTGCAGACACACGCTCATAAACAGCCTTTACGACGGCGGCGATGCCATCTTCGTCGAGGCGAGTTATCAGTGCTTCGAGCTGGGCCTTGGTTGACGGTGGCGGGACTGGCGATCCGTCAATCGAGACGACATACAGCAGCGGCAGCACCATGTTCATGTAGCCGACGTTGGTCGAACTGTTGCCAACCACTTCAGCCAGTCGGTACTGCGCCAGCGCGCCAGGCTTGCTCAGGGTGATCTGACGACCGCGCGAGTCCTCGGCGGTGAATTCTTGCGTGGAATTGTCGATCAACTGTTCGGTCGGCGTGCGAACGGGCTTAACGGTTACTTTTGGATTGGTCATTTGATCAGCTCAGTTGAATTTTGCGGCCAGCTTCGAACGTCATCTTCTCGGTCACCTTGTCTTGCCCCTTCCACGTCCCGGCGTCTTCTGGTGTCAGTGCAATGTCTGTGTACTGCCACTGACTCGTCGAGCCGTCGAGCTCTTGGATGGTATGGGTGATAAAGATTGCATCCGGCGGTAATCCGGCAAAAAAATTGGCTTCGACACCGGCAAAATAGGTATCGAAAGAAGCGTCCTGACGATCAAGTTCGATGGTGCCGGTATGGCCATCTGGGATCGTGCGGTGACGAATGCGGCCATCAAGCGCGACGCTTTTGAGCTTGACGACTGTCGGCTTGGTTTCGAACGAGGTAATGCCGTTGAAAGTGATCTTTCCGAGCGTTGCGCTGATGATCGTCAACTGATAACCGTCACGCCCGGTATTGAAACTATTGGGTGCCGTCATTTATTTGGCTCCTGGCATAGATAAAGCCCGCGCGATGGCGGGCTTTATGGTTTGGATTTACTGGACGGTGACTTGAACGCTTGATCCGCCCTGCAGCGAGATCAGGAACGTCCTGACGATGGATTCGTACTTGACCTGTACGAGCGCTTGCATCAAGCCCAAGGAAACGTTGTTGTTTGGGTTATTGCTGGCGTTCAGGGTGACCAGGAACGGCACGGCAGTCGGGTTGTTGACGTCGCCGATGTACTTACTGACCATCCACAAGCCCGTCAAGAAGGCGCCGAGCGAGTCGGTCACATCCTTGCGAAGGTCGCCGGTTTGTGGATTACCAATCGCGAAGCCGTAGTTCGCTGCCAGCGTCATCGCCAGGAAGTTCGTCATCGTGGTGTACGACTCGGAATTGGTCGCGGCCTGGCTGGACGTGTTGCGATCAGTCTGGAAGCTGAAATAATTACCGCCAGCGCTCGGATTAGCGAGCATGTCCAGGCGCCCGTTTTGCGCGGCAAGCAATTCGGCATCGCTATACGGTTGATTTGCAATGCTGCGGATCGTACCAATGAGCCCGTTGACAGGCTTGTTCAGGGTCGATTGGTTCGGAGCCAGGTTGGCACGCATCGGCGCCCAGAAGGTTGCCGGGCCAAGCAGACGCTGCACGTTATTGACAGTGTCCTGCCAGTAAGCCCAATCGCCGTTCAGAGCCTTCAGCCCGTAGGTATCGACGCCAGCGGTGTTAAGTGCCGCTGCAGTCGTGGCAATCGTCGCAGCAGGAGACTCTTGCGCCGCGCCAAAGATGCCATTTTGCAGGCAGAAAGCGGCGATCGTACCCCACAAGCTCGATGTCTGATGATCGACCAAGTTCAGGGTTTGGACATTGGTCGATTGATGGACATACATGCCGGTCGGCGGCGAAGTATTCGCACCGATCAGCGTGGTGTCGGTCACGCCAGCCGCGCCGTCAGTGCCGCCAGCCAGGGTGTAGGATGCCAGAGCAGGAACAGCCGTCGATGTGCCGATAGAGGCCACGGCGATTTGAGATGGCCCACGCACGCCGGACTGGCCGTTGTTGACCGCGTTGACCAGATTCGGCCATACGCTGGTGGTTAAGGCGATTGATCCGCCAGTTCCTCCGCCACCACTCAGGGTTGCGGTTGCGCTGGTATAGCCGCTGCCGATTACGCTGGGGGTGTAGACTCCCAAACCCCATACAAGGGTGACGGTCGCGCCAACGCCAACGCCGGAGGTCGATAACTGCGCCACCGGATTGGTCGGTGCCGCGCCGCCTGCAATATTGCCGGCATTGGTGACGGCCAAGGCAGTGATCGCGCCAGCCGCGGCGGTGACGGTCAGGATGACGCCGTTTGATAGGGTGATGGTGTCGCCAGTCACATAGCCTGAGCCAGCATTGGCCTTAGTTGCAGTGAGGGCCTTGAGCGATACGGAGCCAGACGCTTGAACACCGTTGGAATTCTGCGGCGCACTGACGATTACAGTCGGGGTCTGCGTGAACCCAGTTCCCGGCGTGACGGCGCCAGAGGCCACGCCTTGGGTCAGGTTGTCGTACACCTCGCCGGAGAAGCCCGGCAGCGCCAAGGTTAGCTTGTAGCTATTCGCCTGGGTGCCATTACCAACCGTCGCGGCCATGCTGTTGCCGAGGATGCCGGTATAGATGCCGGTAATCGTCGAGCCATTAACCGACGATCCGTCGAGCAGCTGAGTTGTTGCGGCAGTATCAGTACCATCCGACACACGCACACCAACGTTGTTGCTCTGGCCGAGTTGGAAGGCGACCGCGATAGCCGTTGCCAAGTCGTGCATGCGCACGGTCTGATTTCCCCAGTTCATCGCATTGGCCTGCGGCGAGCCGGTGATCAGCGGGGAATTAACGGGGCCCCACGACGCTACGCCGACCAAGCCGTAGCCATTGGTGGCCACGCCCTGCACCACGGCGGGCGGCGCGACGATCTGAACGTCAACACCAGGGGCGAGTGCGCCAGCAGTGTTAATCTGGCCAAATTGATAAAGCATGAGGATGTCCCATAAAAAAAGCCACCCGGAGGCGGCTTGTTACTGGATGGATGCGTGGATTAGCGCGGGATGACCTTACGGACGTGATGCGCGGTGTCGCTGGCCAATACCTTGGCGATTTCTGCGTCATCGGTGATCTGGTCGCCGCGACGATAGCTTCCGAACGGGTGGACGACGACGAGGTCGTGGGTCTTCTGCGGTGCGACGGGCGCATCCGGCTGGGTTTCGTTTGCCATTAATAGCTCCGGTTAAGGATCGGCGTGCCGTCCTCGGTTTCGTATTCGGTTGTGACCGCCACGACGGTGGCGACTTGCTCGGTGACCGTGGTTGCGTATTCGACGGTGTAGAACAGGTCGCGGCGGTAGATGTTGGCGTTCTGCACCTCGTCAGATAGCCTGCTGGACTTGTACCGGCAGCGCGCTCCAAAGCCGTCGATCATGGTGAGAAAGTTTATTTGCGCCAGCGCCAGTTTGATCGCCGCGCCAATCGTTGCTCGAGTCGTTGGATCGGGCGCCCAAACAGTGACTTGGAAAAGCTGTTCTTGCCGCTCCCACTCCGTCGTCACAGTACCGGTCGCACCGACTCGCGCCGCAGACGGGGCAATACCGGCCGGCAGCGTGATAACCGATCCTGAACTGACGGTTCCGGGAAACGCCACGGCAATTAGTGCGGCCAATCCGGTGGCGATGCTAGTCAGCGTGTCAGTTGTCTGAACCGGGTAGATGAAAGCTTGTCCTTCGATGATCGCCGCTACATTCTCAGGCGTGAACGGTGATGGCATCGCGCCGCCTACGGTCAGAGTATTTCCGGAGGCTGCAAGCGTGATCGTTGCGGCCGCAATGGACATGACGTGCGCTTTTGGCGCGTACCGCGTCACGTTTCGCTCTGATCCAGTTGATTCGAAAACACTTACGTGAGAGGTTTCAGCCGTCAAGTCGGCCTGCAGTACGTTTGGGACTGGCCATCCAGTCATAATCTTGATTGGATTACCCGTAATGCTTCCGCTGCCGGTCCCGTTCGGGTAAAGCACGCCGGCAACATACGTGGCGAGCGTATTGAGTACGTCTTGAACGTCTGCCATGGCTATGCCTGCTGTTGTGTCGCGGTGATGCGCCAACCCATGTCAGTGAGCTCGGCGCTTGAGATAAGGTATTTCCGACTTAGATCATCAAGCAGGATGTCCGATGTCCGGAGTGTGACGCCATGAACAGACGGTAAAATGACATGCCAGCTTGGATTTCTGAAGTCCGTTGGCAGATCAACCTCATTCTTTCGCCCGCCACCACCTTCGAGGATGCTTGCCGGCCACCCGGCCATCAGAACAACTTCGGTGCTTGACGTGTCTCCAGCCTGACCAATAAAGCCCTCGGTCACAGATCCCATTGATACGCGCAGCACGCTGATGGTGCGATTACAGTCAACCATGTAGATCGGAAGCATCTGCTGCAGTGTTGCCACAAACAGCGTCCCTTCGACCCCAACGATGTAATCCCCAACTGCGAGCTGACTACCGTCCGCGACGGCATACCATGTGGCCTTGCCGTAGACGTTTGGCCTGGCGTACTTTGGATCGTCGGCATTCAAACTGACCAGCAGGTCAGGCATTGCATTGCCGGGGTCGAGCGGGTTGCTAACGCCAGATGGGCGGAAATGCTGGTAAGGCGTGCCGATGATCTTGGCAGCCTTGGCATATCCAGCCCACACCTTCGCGTTGATCGTTGCGCCGTCCATTACTTGCCTCGGCTTTCTCGGTAGGCTCTTAACAACCCCATGGTGATGGCTTGCATGGCATACGCCTCCATTTCCCTTGAGGGCCGATCCTCGCCGATCTGACTGCAAATAAACTGCCAGACGTGTGTAGCCTCATGGACGATTAAGCCGACCACACCAACGCCGTCTTTGTCACTTATCCGTTCAGAAATGGTAACGATGACAACCAACTGCCCATTTGGCCCATCAAAGGCTGATGTGCAACCATCCATTACCGGGTATTCGCTACCGGCGACGCGAAGCAACTTCATGGCCCGCGTCCATGCCTTTTCGCTTGGGCAAAAACCGAAACTCACAGGCAGCCAGCCTCGATCGCACCAGATAACCTTTTTCATCACACCACCATCGCGCCGCGATTGCCGCCAAAGTTTGGCCCGGGCGGAATGCCCATGAAGTTGCACAGCTTTCGGCGCCATAGGTTCAGCAGGCGCTCACGGTCGCGTACTTCGTTTTTGTTATGCTTCCAGACTGCGGCCTCATCGGTGTCCAGGTTCGCGCTTGCACCAGGGATCGCCGACTCCAGCGTGTAGAGATTAGTCAGGTAGGTATTGACCAGCACCGCCCCTTCATCGACGCTCATGTGCTGCATGCGATACTCCAATGCAAGGTACTGGCGCATGATCCACGGGGCCGGGAACACGACCGCGCCATCGCCATAAAGCGGGTACCCGCAGAATCGGCGCACGTCCACAAGCTGGGCGCTCGTGGGCACGAACGGGACGAAGGCCATAACTATTCCTCGATCTGTTCGAGCGGTGCGCCAGCGCGGGCTAATGCAGAAATCGTTGCCGCATCGTCGATTGCATCGAATTTTTCGCCGGCTTTGTGCAGCACAAAATCACGGCACTCATTCACGATGCTTTGAGTTTTTTGGAGCACAAAAACAATGCGCTTTTCTGTGTCACCCTGCTCTACTGCCTCAGACTTTTTCGGTTTGCGCGCAGGCTTCGGCTTGCCTTGTTGCGCTTCGGTGTCTCCGACCAATCCGGCCGGCTCAATTAATTCTTCGGGCATTGTCTTCTCCAGAAAAAACAGGGCAGCCGCTAAGCCGCCCTGCCTTGATTACAGCGATTCCAGCAAAATACCGCGCTTGTAGGCGCTATTGTTCGCGGTCGGGATCGTAGTCGGGTTGGCCAGGGTATCAGACGGGACAACGAAGCCGCCGATATAGCTCCAGGTTTGGGTAACAACCTGTTTCAGGACGTCCAGCGGCTCGCGAGTGATGTGGGCAACGCCATCGATAATTGCAATCATGTCGTCACGATCTACGCCTGCCAATGCCTCGGTGTACGCGGAATTAGTGAACTCGCCTTCAACCAGCGCGCCTTGGCCGACCAAGATGCCACGTCGAACAACACCAACGCCAGACAGGGTTTGCACCGGGTTCAGGTTGGTTTCGATGATGCGCACGCCCAGCATTTCGGCGATGATGCCCTTCTTGTATTCTTCCGACGTCACCTGCCCGCGGAAGAACTGCTGGAAGGCCGGATCGTTATACAAACCGGTCGCTTGAATCGGGTCGATGTACAGGTGGTACATACCGGTCGCATCAACAGGCGGGGCGCCGTTCGCCGACATGGTGGCCTTGGCGGTCAGAACCATTTGCATGGTCAGCTTGCCAAGGTTGA